TAGTCCAATAAAAGAAGCTGAAGCTGTTCTGTTATTTAAAACTCCTGTGTTAAGTTCAATCCCAGCTACATCATTTGAATTATTATTAGTACCTGATTTTATATATAAAGTTCTATTAGCACCCGGAGATGCAAATCCTTGCCCTGATGTTGATACATTATCAGAAAATCCATTAAACTGTATGGCTCCTACTACTATTCCTGAATTACCAGTATTTGCTGACCCTAAATAAATTAATCCAGCATCACTTGTAAGACTGTTAGATCCATTCCAATAAGCAATCCTTCCAGTAACACCTAAACCAGTAACTCCACCTGCACTTGAAATAACTTCAGATATAGGATGAGATTGTAATACTCCTGTACTAGATGTAGAGAGAACATTAACAGGGTTTCCAGTAGAGTTTAGGGTATTTGGATAGTTTTGTAAACGTACTGATCCGGTAGTATGTAATTGATCTGTTGGAGCATTTGTTCCTATACCCATTCTACCACCTACCCATATAATGCCTGTTGTATCGAGAGTAGAAGTAGTGTTATATTGGGATAGATAGTTTACTACTCCATTTCCTGTTAACCCTCCTCCACTTGTTACTATGGAAGAGAGGGGGACTGTCCGAACAGACTGATTATCATTTTGAAGTGAAAGCTCTAAATTTGCACCATTTACTCTAAATGTGTCAATTTGTTGCAGCTCATTTGTATTTGATAAATCAATAGTACGTGCTTCCCATCTACTATTAGCAGCTATCCACACTAGAGCTTGGTTATCAGAAGGAGAAGGAACATACACATTGTGAAGCTCATCTAACTCATATCCATTCTGAATCTCTACAAATATAACACCATTAGTAGCGTGTTTGCGGACACAGAATCCTATCATTACACCGTGATTAGGAGCAATAGGACGTACGGCAGTCATAGCACCAGCAGTATCCGCAGATAACCATACTACCTTACCCTCAGTAAGATTAGAAGTGTTGATATTCCGTACTAAGCCGAATGTAGTTGTGAATGCTTTATTGCCGCCAGTAGATGACTCTGTCATAAGACCAAAAGTAACAGCTGATGTAGCTTCAGAGTTAGCTTGTGCGTATCGTACTGTTTTATTCTGACCATCAGATCCTACAAGATAAACTACTTTACCATTATCTAATCCAGAATTGTCAGCATGCTTTACGAGGGATACTTGCTCTTGACCTAGCTGTAGAGTAACATTACCTCCTTTAAGTCCTAGGTCTAGAGTACCATCAGTATCATTCCATCGTAAGATTCTTTCACCTCCTGATTGAAGTGGGTACTGATAAAACTGAACTCTATGAACTGTATCTAGCTGAGTAGTATCTGCAACAGTAATTACTTCACCAGTAAGAGTTCCGCCTACTTCGAGCTTTTTAAATATGTTATTATTAGATACGTATAAAACATCATTGACGCCTGATGTGTCTATTCCTAATTTATAAATAGACGAAGGTTGATTAAGTAGAGAAGTATTAGTAAGTAGTATCTCTTTATCAGTTAGCCATTGTGTACCATTAGAGTAGAAGAGTTGTCCTACTGAGTTTCTCCAAGTTTCACCACTATGTAATGAAGCTGAGTAAGCAGGAGGAGTATCTACTGATCCTATGTAATCAGTTATTTCTTCAGCGTTATTAACGCCTATCTGTATCTTTAATCTAAGATCGTTTAATATGCCAGTAGCTAAATCTTGTGGTATTCCATCGGGTGGAACAGGGAGTAAGTTAGGATCCGATACTGATACTACTGCCGCCCTGCCAGTAGGAACATAACTCACTGTAGAAGATTCGTCAACTAACACTACTTTAATGTAAGAATAATTCTGAGTAGTAATAGATTGAATAGGTAGAGAGTAAGTAGTAGGACCATCCTGAAAATAAACAAGATCACCTACTTGAACATCTAAACCTGAATATTCTGTAGTGGAATGAAACACTGCACCTTCAACTTCAAAAGTACTAGAAGTAACATTGTTAGAAGCTAAAATGTCAAATACTAAATTCAAGTCGGTTAAAGTAGCTTGAGAATATAGTAGTGAGCTGGTTAACAGTAGAAGTAACGTTAATATTCTTTTCATCTTAAAAATTTACTTTTAGTGCCCAGTGAGTAAAGGCGTTTAGATTTATTACTCTAACCTTAGTAGAAGACGTAGTAGATTCTATTACTTGAATTAAAGGAGAGTTATCTATATCATAGTTGTACGCAATAGATGTAGTAGGAGCTGATCCATTACCTCTATTGATCTTAGTAACAGTTGGGAAGTCATCTATGAAAGATGTAGGAATAGAAATAGTAAAATGATTACCTACTGCTAGATCTTCCATAACACCATTAATCCGTGCAGATATTAGTGTTACACCGGTAGGTATATTGAATGTTCCTACACCTGCTGATTTTGTAAATGTTATTCCTTCTGCTGTAGCAGTTACTATACAATCAGATCCTGCTGAATACCTAAATAGTGTAGAAGTTCCTGTACCTACTGTACCTTTATAAACTTCACCTGTAGTGTCATCTATAAACAGTGTTTTAGAAGTTGATCCAGATTTAATACCTTCTAAGAAATGTCCATTTTGATTAACTTTAAATTTCTTAGTAGATATAGTATCTGTAGAAGTTAATTCTGCTGTTTGATTATTAGGTATAAATAATCCAGCTTTTAAATCGGAAGTAGCTCTTTGAAGATATGTTAAAGTATCATCCGGATCTAATCTAACTTCAGCATACTGATTACCAGAGCCGTTAATTTCAGATCTAAGTAGAGCACCAGATGAAGTAGAAGTAGTTAATGATAACAAACTACGAGCATTACCAGATATATTATTATCAGCTTCTAATGAAATTAATGAAGCATCTGCTAGTGCAAGATAATTAGTAAAGCTACCAGATATAACAGTATTAGTGTTTAAGTTGCCACCTAATCTAAATTTATCAGAGGCTGTGCCTGTACCGACAATACCATTTTCAGAATTACCTCCCGTAGATTGAATTGCGGTTTCGAGATATTGAATCGCGGACTTAATAGATTGATTATCAGGTATTAGAGTACCAGTGAAAGATCCTAAATGATTAGTAACTACACCTGCTAGAGTAAATAGATTTTCTACTTGAAGTTCTAAAGTATCTAGATTAACAGGTTGAGTAATAGTTATATTGTTTAATTTTGCTTTATCAGCAGGTAATAACAACCCGGCATACTGTGTAGTAGCCTCTGGTATTACAGCATCAGTACCAGTATCAGAAACTACAGTACCATTAGTAGTACCTAACGTATATGATAGGTTAGTAATACCCCCTCCTCCACTACTCTGCATAACAGTTACTATAGCATCATAAAGATTAATGGAATCGTTATATACAGCAACTCCTCCTAAAAATTCATTTAAGTTATTTTTTCTAGAGGCATTTAATGGAAGGGCATAAGTTTTTATTTTTTCTATAGTAAGCATAGTATATAGGTATAAAAAAAGGGAAGAAGTGTAAAACTTCTTCCCTCATTGTATATATTAAAGATTAATCATTGCCCCATTGTTAGACAATCCAAGCATAGTTGTAAACCAAGAGTCCAAAGTAGATCCCAATGATCCAGACAAAGAAGTAGGAACTGAGATGATTGCACGCTTACGGTATTCAACAACACTAGCAATATCTACTGCATGATTGTTTTGGTGAAGAACGTTGTACACATCGTATGTTCCATTTTCTACGAACAAGTTAGGATAGCGTACATATGGATCCAAGTCGTGACGGAGTGAGTACTCGCGTTGTGCCTGAGTAGCTCCGTAGAACAGTTCAAGTTGACGAGCAAGACCCTGACCTTCATCAGCGAAAGACAATTTAGCATTTCTAACAGCAGAAGTAAATCCTCTAGTAAGAGATACTACCATGTCAACTTTGATTTCAGGAATAAAATCAACATAAGCTTCTACTTCATCCAATGCAACTAGCATTACGATATCTTCAGAGTTAAGACCTGCATTAGCAATATTAACTGGTACGATTTCCCAAGTCAAGGAAGCGATAGCAACACCTGCAGCAGCTACAGCGGCATTCTTAATAGAAGTTGCCATAGCATCAGTCAATACGATGTTGTGTGTTTGTCCTTGGTAAGTGAATGTAGGTACAGAAGTACCAGCAGTGATTGGAGAACCACCACCGATATTCACACCAGTAACACCAGCACCTGTAGAGTTAACCAAGAAAGCTACAACTGGATTGTTACCAGCGAAACGCTTAGTAACACCAAATGCTCTAGAGTTACGATTGATATCGTAAGCAATAGTAGTAGCGATGTAGTCAACCTTCTGAGCAGCTGTATAAGAAAGAGCAGTAAAGTCAGGAGTAGTGATAGAAGCTCTCAAGTAACCATTCTCTTGTGTAGAAGTGAACTCTTGAGCACGACGACCACGGAACTGGATAGCCAATTCGTAAGTAGTGTTATCAATTGCATTGATAGCATTAGCTTGACCTGATGTATTACCGATCACAGTAACTGCATGAGACGGTGCGCGATATGCCTGCTTAGTAACAGAAACTGGCTGACGGAAGTCAACAGATCCAGTTGTACGGTATGTCAAAGCACCAGGAAGTGGGTATTTAACAGTAGCAGTTTGGACGTTAGCAGAGTTAGCAGTACCTTGTACAAAAGCTACTACTGGGCTTTCAGCCATAGTTGGTGTAACACCAGCTACAAAGCTGTTAAGAGCAAGAGAACCTTCCAAGCTTGCAGAAATAATACCAAGCTGGCCATTGTTCAAACCAATGTTACCTTGTGCGTTAACAAGTGTTCCTTCAGTAGGAACAGCTGTTTGACCAGCAAGTGCGGTTACAAAGGATTCAAGCGGACGTTTGTTTGAATTAATCATTCGTTATTAAATAGTTTTTCTTTTTTGAGTCTGATATACTCAGGATTTTCAATGTTAAGTGCAGCTACATTAGCAGCTATATCAACAATCTCTAAATGAGTATGTTCAGGAAACTCAAGCGTCGTAGGAGGATAAATAATCCCATCAATGTATGCGTACCCTCCATATGATACTTTATTTGGTAGTTTTAAGTATTCTATATATACTTTATTTATAGTACCAGATTTAGGATACATATATATAGAAGTAGAATTAGAAGCAGATGATTTACCAAAGTTGTATGGTATAGCATCCTGAGATGCAGAATTGAACGGATCTTTTAAAACATCATTTAGATCGTCATGCTGTACAAATTTTAGCGGAATGCTCTTTACACAGTCTGACTCCTGAACTTCTGCGTATATGCGAATTAACGAATAGTATTCGTACTTCAGTAGAGAAAGATCAACTTCATTATTCGTTGGAATAAGAGGCTGTTGTTCAGGATATTTTATAACTAATGTTGATAGATCATCAGTTCTTTTCTGGGTAGCTTCAAACCCTCTTTGTTTTATATTAGATGTCGAAGACCTCGTTTTAAGGAATATTAATTGAGCTTCATTTAATAAGTAATCAATCTCACCCCTATTAAAGTCAGTCTGTGAATTGGAATCAATCCTATCCATCGACATCTTAAAAGCGTAATGAAGTTCACTAATTGTCATTAGTTTTTAGCTTTAATCATTTCAAGCATATCCTCAACCTCTACGGATTTTTTAGGATCTAAAATAAAATCAACAGCTTCTTGATACCTATTACCAATCTCTATCACACCTTTAGGTGAGAAGAAAGTATAAGTTCCTCTTTTCTCAGTAACAACGTTATTATCTAGCGCCTGTTTAAGAATATATCGTGCTTCGAATTCTTGACGACCATCAGCGGTATCAAGAAGATTAGCAACATTTAAGAACCTATCAATGTTAGAGTTAGCAGTAAATGACGAGTTATTTATAAACTCGTATAGTGTATTTGACACTTGTTCAGAGCTTAAAGTAGATTTTGTAGTAGCAAGGTCAAGCAGTGAAGTAATCTTGCGCTTGATAGGATCTGTAAGCTCAGAATCAGCAAGCTTTTTAAATGCAGATAACTTAAGTGAGTTACGGCGGCTTTTGAGTTCTTCAGCTTCATTTTCCAATGCTATGTAGTGAGTAGCTTTTGGCCAAAGGTTATTACGCCACTCTTTCTCAGAATTAGCTACTCTAGAGGAAGCAAGTAATACATAGTACCCAAGCTCGCCTTCCATAGTATCTAAATCAAATACTGTACAACCATCATTTAATCTCCAAGAGAACTTTTGAAAAAATGTTAGATCTTCATCTTTGATAGAATCACCTTTCATCCAAGGTCTATTAGTGAAATAACCTTTTGGCTTCATCCACTTAGTTTCCATCTTATCTTGTAAGGTTAGAGAATTACCTTTTTCATCTTTCTTTTGAACTCCGTCTTCAACCCACGGAGTATAGGATATATAATTAGCTAGTCCACCTAATTTGGGACTATACAATGCCATGAAAGTATCTTTAGCTTGACCAACTTTAATCTTCTTCAACTTCAACCCTGAAGAATCTGATGTCCAATCATGTAAACCAAAAGCGCTCTCTCGTGGTATGGAATAAACAAATACTAAACGTTTTCGCATATAAAATTATTAATAATTTACATCATAGATAAATTCGCCCATAGAAGAAGCATCGCGGATCATAAGACCAGCAGTACCTTCACAGAACACGTCATAACCAGCAGTTAGAGCAGATACTTGTCCGCCTTTTACTGGACCTGTTGGAGTGTGAGTTCCTGCGCGGAATCCCCAACGGTAAGAGTCTTTAACTTTCAAAATTGCCATGTTTGGCTGTCCTTCTGTAGAACCTAAGTTCAAGAATGTCATACGAGCAGAATCAACTGGCAAGTTAGGATATAGTGGGTGCATGATCTTAGAATACTTACGAGAGTCATTCATAGAGTTCAACATCATATTTACCTGTAAACCGTGTGGTCCATTGTAACGTGTGAACTGTGCACCAAATGCTAAGTGTGGAGTTGATGTATCGGAAGAGATCTTGTTAATGAAGTTAGAATCTACTGTCAAGTAACCGTTAGATACAGAGACAAGTGCATCGTGGAACAACTGTGCTCCCAATGTACCAGTTATTGCAGTGTTGATGCGCTCTGTTTCAGACACGCGTGTAACCTGAATATCCAACAAGAAATCTTTCAATTGGGAAATAGAAAGAGGGCCATTGTAGTATTGCAACCATGAATCTTTTAAGTATTCACGAAGACCTGGACCAGTTTTCTTCCAGTATCCGTTAGCAGCAGAAGAAGTGTGTTTTTTACCGTACACCAATTGAGCTTCAATAGAAGTGTAGAGTTCATTCCACATTTTAGCTTCAGCCATTGGAAGGAAACGACGAGCTGTTACTGTTTTACCATTCTGGTCAGTGTACATAAATGTTACACCAATGCGACCTTCTTGGCGCCAAGCTTTGTCAGTTACAGTGTACTTCTGTGCGAAAGCACCTACCTGTGACTCAAGCTTGTAAGAAGATGGATACTGCTGAGTACCAAACTCAGAGTTCATCTCGGAAGCAACTGAAGTCCACACTTTAGAGAATTCTTTACCTACTTCAAACATAGAAGCTGGTACAAAAAGTGCAGGGTTATCAGTCTGAAGTTGAAGAGTGTAGATAGTACCAGTTCCGTCAGAGAACTTATCTACTACTGCAAGAGGATATTCGTTATCTTCGCCCATCAATACATCAGGAGCAGAGAAATAGTCAAGATCCAATTTAACGCGGATCAAAGTTTTGTTGATACCAGGTGTTGTGTTAGAAGACTCAAGGTTTTCTACTACGCGTGCAGTTTTTTCTTCTGCACCCTGGAGATACCAGCGGTAAATTTCATCGTCAATTTCAATTGTACGACCTGCTTTACCCATAGTAAGGTTGGCAAGGAGTTTGCCAGTGTAAAGATTTGTCTTTGAGGAGAAGATCTGTGTGATCTGATTTTCGAAAACGTGTGGACGAATATCGTAAGTAGCGCCTAGGTACTGAGAATCAGTAAAGTTTCCGCCAAAACCGTCATAACGTTTGATAATAAAACTACTTTGAGGATAAGCCATATATTATTGTTGCATCCATTTATCCCAATCAAAATCTTCATTACTCTTAGATGGAGTAGGAGACCCTGATTTAGGAACTGTTAATTTAGAGTCTAGCAATTCTCGGAATGATTTTGCAGCCTCACTTTTGAATTGTTTTTTTAGTCGTTCAAAATTAAAACCATTATTAGAGTTATAATCAGCTAGTATATCAGCTAATTGTACTAAGTGTTTAGGGTTTGATAATATATTAGATAAAGCTAAGTTAAACTCAGATGTGTAGCCTTGTTCTGTTCTAACAGGCGATAATACAAAGCTCTTTACTCTGTCCTGTCTTTTAGGTTCTTGTATGCTAGCTAACTCTTGTTCTATATTTTTTCTTTGCTCCTCTAATGCTCTAGCCTGTTCTACCTCAGCAGTCTTAGCTTCTTGCAATAGCCTAGATTGTTTATTCTTTCTATCTTCTTCTATTTCTAATAAAGCTTCTTGTGCAGCTTCACGTAAAGAATTTGATTCTTCTAGTCTATTAATAAGCTTTTCAATTTTTTCATCACTGAAATTAGAAGTAAGTTTCCATTGCTCTTTAACTATAAGCTTTTGAGAAATAGGATCTTCTAAGTCAATATTATCAAAATCTAAAGGTCTAGAATAACTTAAAAACTGATCTATATCTTTTCCACCAGCTAATGTATATTCTAATAAGGGTTTTAGGTTTTCTGGAAGTGCTTCCCAGAATTGTTGTTTCACTTTGGTTTCCAGATTATTTCTAGTTTGATGAAGAGCTGTCTGGATATCTTCAGCCGATCCTGTAAATTCAAAATCTTCATCCGTAACTAATACGTCATTATCTTTTAAGAAATTAAAGTATTTTACGGCATCATCGTCAATTACTATTCCGTCATCTTTTGGTTCTTGTTCACCACCTTGACCATCTATTGTATCACCAGTAGGATCACCACTAGGATCTTCAATATTATCATCATTTAATTGTGGATCATCAATATTATCAAAATCATCCGGTATCATGAAATCATCTAAATTCATACAAATTTATTAATTAAGTTTAAAATTTTAAAAGAAAAAAGTCAATTATTTTTTAGTTTTTATAGCTCTATTTTTAATATCTTTTTCTTTTATATCTAATTCGCGGTCTTTCAACCTTATTTCTTCTCTAAATCTCTCCACTTCTAATTGGTCAGGGAATCCGTCTTTATCTATATCTTGATCCTCTTTAAATTTGAAAGAATCAATCTGTGCAACTAACACCTTATTCTCGAGAGTTTTATCAAGCTTAATTAGTTCAAACTCTTGTGCTTGACGCTGAAGTTCAGCTTGGGATTCAAACTGCTGCTGTTGTAATTGCTGCTGCATTTCATCAGCTAATTTTTCAGAGTTCTTAATTTGCTCTTGAAGCTCGGACATAGAAGTAGCTTTCATCATCTTAATAATATCAGATAATTTAGCTTTATCATTCTGGAGTAGTGCTTGTGAAAGACCTCTTAATTCTTCAAATGTTCTAGCGTCTTTAGCAGAGGATGTTACAAATATACCAAAGTCAGACATTAATAAATCTTCTTCATTAATCTGGAGAGTTTGTACAGATGCGTCATCAAGAACTATTTGAAAATTAGATTTTCTATTCTTAAGATTATCTACTGCAACTTTTAAGAAAGAATCTAGTATAGATTCCCATAATCTATCATGAGGCTGAAGATAAACCTCGGTAATCATAGAAGATAAAGCAATAGAGTTTTGAGCATTTGTAACAGCCTGATTAGGCAGAATCTGTCCTTCACGCTCTTTAGGTATACCCGCAATATCAGAGATTTGTTGATCTATGGCAGCTAGCAGCTGAATATAGTTCATAATATTATTAGTGGTAGACATATCTATTCTACCAGTAACTTTACCAGCTCTTTGCGCTGCTCCAGGCTCT